GGAGCAGAAGATATTATGAGTCCTGGAAAAGTTAAAGAAATGATCTATACAGAAATTTTTCCTGCTTTACAAGATGAAGTAAAAAGACAACCTCATGTATTCGGTCAGTTTATACGTCCAGAAGAGTTTGCAGATGACATGTTAGAAGGTCTAGATCCAAATGTACCAGATTCTTGGGAGGCAGCTCTTACAGGATCTGATGGTAAAAGTCTTATTGAAGGTTTTACAGGAAGTTTTAATGACTTAAAACAATATGTTGTAGACGGAATGAGTGGTAACTCTGCTCTTGATATGAGGGAATCTATTAAATATTTAAATGAGAAAAAAACAAGACCTACTCAAGAACTATTAGGTATAGATTATATCCAAAGAGAGGAGGATTATAACCCAGCTGATAAATTGAAAGGGGATACACAGCTATACAAAATTTTCCAAGGTGCTGGATATGAAGGAACAGAAGATGATTTTTACGATAAAGTTTTTCCTGACTTAGATCAAAGTAGTCAAAAACTTCTTTCCGAAGTAGGTGGAAAAGATGGAAAAATAACTTTAGATTCTTGGGATTCAAGTGATCCCTATGCAGCATTAGGTAGTGTAGAAGGATTATTAGGAGATGATTTTGGAAGTACTTCTAGAAAGTCTGAAGATACCAGTACAGATAAGGATAAGAAAAAATCTGATATCTTTAGTTTTGATCCTTTTGGAGATGATGAAGATGATGACGATTACAAGAGTAAAACAGGACAAGACATATTAGGTGATTTCACAAAAGGATTTAGTTTCTTCTAATTTAAGTAATAAAAATATTACACAAAGTAATAAAATTATGTATTATTATTAATGAATAGTTATAACTTTTATGACAGATTTTGCGAAAGCTGTTAATTTAATTCGTAAATATGAAGGTTACAATGAAAAAGCTTATGAAGATCCGTCCACGGGAAAAGAACCTTATACTTTTGGCTATGGCACTCAGTATTACCCTGATGGGAGCCCTGTAAAACAAGGTCATAGATGCACTAAAGAAAAAGCTATTGAGTATTTATTCCATGAAGTTAATCTTATTGATGATGAAATAGATAAATTAAATTTAAGTTTGCATGATGGAATGAAACAAGCATTGATTTCATTTATTCATTCAATAGGATGGGAGCCTTTTTTATATAGTGAAATAGTAGATCTTATAGAAAACGAAGAATTCAATAGAGCTGCTGAGCAGATGAATCAATGGATATTTGACTACGAGCATAAGGCTATTCCACATTTACTTGAAAGAAGAAAAGAAGAAGTGGATCTTTTTCTTA